AGCCGCATCCACGATCAAGCCTGAAACTGAGACACCAGTGGTGACCTCAGAGATTCAGGAGGAACTGGATACACAGTTTGAAGATGATCGTGTAGACGCGAACACCATGATGCAGACAGAGTTTGTTGACATCATGGCAGATTCCGAATTGCTTGGGCTGGCACAACAACGCTTTAATGTCATCAAGACCAATCCACTCAATGAAGGACGCTCTCAGAAGGAGATGGCACGAGAAGCTGCCAACTTCGTCAGGACTCTGGGCAGGCGACTTGATGGTGATTATCGCCCCAACAAGCCAGACCCCATAGAGGCCGAGCGAAAAGAAAGAATAGAACGCAAACGCGCCCTACCCCAACAGACACGAGCCGACACCCCAGCCCCATCTCACGTGAAGAAAGAAGACACGGTACCATCGCGTAAGGAGCATTTAGCGCGGTTGAGACGCAGGGCAGGTCACGACTTGGCAGGTTAATCAACCATAAATCTCCAAACGCTTAACTTTAACTTTGGAGATTTAAACAATGGCTGGACAAGTATGGTCAGTGGACGTTCTAGGTGGGTACATGTACTCCGATGAACTGTCCGACAAACTTCGCATTGAACTCCTGCCTGCCGTCAAATTCCGTCGACGCGATGGAAAAGGGCTTGAACTCTGGCGAATCCTACAACTGGAACGTGTATAGCAGGGTAGCAACGGGCGGTGATACGCTGGTTGAAACCACTGAAATGCCTGAGACCAACTTCACCATCACTCAGAACTCTCTGACGATCACTGAGTACGGTAACTCCGTACCTTACAGCGGCAAGCTGGACGATATGTCCCGTCACCCTGTTGAAGAGATCATCAAGAAGGTTTTGAAGGTTGACGCGAAGGAAACTCTGGACGGTGGCGCACACGCACAGTTCAACTTAACAGGACTCACCGTTACTTCTACGAGCGCATCTGCGGTCACAGTAGAAGAGGGCGGCTGTACCTTGACAAACGCAAACGCACTGACGAAAGAACACGTCAAGGTGATTGTTGATGCCATGAAGGAACGTAATATCCCACCTTATCTGGGTGACGATTATTACTGCATTGCATGGCCTACCACTTACCGTACATTCAAGAACGACCTTGAAGGCATCGCCCAGTATGTTGAGACGGGTTTCCGTCACATCATGAATGGCGAGATTGGTCGCTATGAAGGTACGAGATTCATTGAGCAGACACACGTAGCCAAGGGTGGCGCGGTTGACTCCACAACGTGGACATTCCGTAACCCAGACGCTTGGAACGGCGGTGTTTCCGATTGGGCTTTCTTCCTTGGTGAAGACACCGTTGCAGAAGCTGTCGCAATCCCAGAAGAGATTCGGGGTAAGATTCCAACTGACTTCGGGCGCTCCCGTGGTATCGCATGGTACTACTTGGGTGGGTTCGGTATTGTTCACGCTGGTTCTGCTGCTGATAGTTACGACAACTGTCGCATCATGAAGTGGGAAAGCGCGGCTTAATCAGGTTGTAGGTGGCTGGTTCAAACATCCACGGTGCTTCGGCCTTTCCACTATGGACGGGCCAGTCACCTCTTAACCTAAATTTGAAGAGGAAATAGATATGTCTGGATACGACAATCCATTAACCATTACATACGGTATTGGTTTAACCAGAGAGGTGGACATTGCTGATGGCTCTGTAATTGCCTCTGCAATCCAACGTCCTCTGGGAATGACCATGTGCCGTGTTGAGGAAATCCACGTACAGGTTACGGAAACTTTTAATGCTGTCACCACGTCTGCCTTTATTCGTATTGGTACGGCAAGTGACGCTGACAAGTTTGCTGAGCTTGACATGGGAACCGCAGCTGCCACTGACGGGTATGGAACCAATGATGACACCGATGCTATCAAGGATGCCGGTCAGTTCATTGACCTGAACCGTGATGGTGATTCAAGTGCGTCATTAGACCAGCTTGAAGTGACCACGCTTGCCAATACAGGTGGAACCCCAGCAGGTAAGGGTATCATCCATATTGTCTTGAGCTGGTGGTAAGATAACCTTAACCACATAACACAGGAGATTCGTAATGAATCAGAATGGTGCAATGAAAAAAGGCGGCTTGAAGGGTTCATTCCCCAAGGGCAGCGGTGGGTCAGTAACTACCGGCTTGTCTTCTCGCGCAGCAATGGATTCCAACCCTGATAGTGAGGGTATGGGAACCAAGGGGCCGAATCAGGTACCCATGCCTACCGCGAAGAAGAAGGTTGGTCAGTTTACCATCTGCTAACGCAGATTGACCTTGAGTAAATAGGCTGGGCTGCTCACGTGGCCCAGCTTTCATGAGGACTGTATTATGGCTAAACGTGGTGATAAACGGCGTGTAGGTGGAGGTCTCCTTGAGCTTGTTATCCTTGGTGACATCTACGATGGTGATTGCAGCCCATGCAATCTGAACTATGCCAGAACGCATGAAGAGCTGGCAAAGCGTAAACCCCGACCAGTCAACGAAGGTCTCTGCTTCCGTGAGAAGCTGGTGACGAACGACTGGACAAACTGGGAATAGATAACGGAGAAAGGCATGAGTAACGAACTGGATAGAGGCCGCTATTACGCATTGGTCTATGGTGACCCTGTAAAGAAATACTATCAGGACAGGACATTTTTCAGAGGTGATGGCACCCCCGTCAACTCAGACGAGCCTGCCAAGCCACCCAAGGCCGTGAAGCCGTCAGCGGTGGTTGTTGAGCAGAAGAAAGCAAAGGGCAACCCTGCTGATACACTCAATGGTTTGCACATCTCAAAGCTCAAGAAGATGGCTGTGTCGCTGGCAGATCAGCTGGGACATGACAAGCCTGAGCTGAAAGGGAAGGGTCTCAAGAAGAAACTGATTGCGTACATAGTGGAAAACACTGACTAATGGAGTTCTGCTATGGCTACACAAGAGACCTTTCTGGAACTGGTTTCAGATGTAATAGTTGAGACTGGCCTTAATAGTGGTGTGGCTCCGCTGTCCGTGGTGGACGCAGAGGGTGACGCTGCCAAGGTGGTGTACTGGGTAGCCACGGCTGACCTACAGGTTCAGAGAGAGCGGATTGACTGGGACTTCCTGTGGCAACAGGAGAACGTCAACCTCACCCAAGACAGCAATGTCGTTCCTCAGCCAACATTCACAGCTGGCACAACCCCCTTGATCAATGCTGTATGTAAGGACAGGCTGGCTGTGATTGACAGCAATGGACAGTCACACTTTCCGCAGTACATGGACTGGCACGAGTTTGCCATTATCTACAACTACGAGACCCAGCCAATCAATAACTTCCCGTCCTTCTGGACAATAAGACCTGACGGTGGGATTCTTCTGTCTGAGCCGATTGAATCAGCTGACATGACCTGTCAGTACGAGTTCTGGCGCAAGCCTGAGAAGATGGAAGCCAACGATTCTGTCAGTCGCATACCTGATGACTTCAAGCGAATCATCGTACTTCTGGCTAAGATTCTATATGCGGAGCATGAGGATGCCCCTGAGGTGGATGCTGGCTCCAACGCACATTACGAGGTGGTCTTCAATCAGATGCTGGCAGTACACACACCGCAGTCAGAATGGCAGCGGCTTGAGAACAGTGACCAGTATCTTTCGGTTGAGACCAGATGAGCTACACGCTGGCACAGGCTAAGCGGCAACACAGGCGCAAGAGAGCATCTGCTGTTCGTGTCACAGATAAAATCAGGATGGGCGGTGGCCTTAATCTGGTTGACTCAGCAGAGCAGATACCTGCTGGTGAGTTGCTGGTCAACAAAAACTACGAACCTCATTTCATCTCTCAGGCGTATGCGCGTGTAGAGGGTTACGAGGTGTATGACGGACAGCCCAGACCCCATCTGGCTGAATACTGGAAGGTAGAGCTGACTGACATTGATCTTGGCCCTTACGAGGTCGGAGAGACGGTCACTGCCCTTGCACCAGACCTGAACACAGAGACGGGCATTGTAGCCCTGTACTACGTCAGTGATGCTGGCGATAACAGCGGTTATATCATCGTGACTGACCTGACCAATGATGTGGATGAGGGTTCAGTATGGACTGGCAGCACGTCAGGTGCGTTTGGTGATGGTGGCTCTTCTGACTTTCAAGGTGAGGAAGATGAGGACTTGCATGACGCTGCACAGCTTGCTGCTGAGCTGCTACGCAGAGAGGTCATCACCACGGTGGGTGACGCAGCCAGCTCTGGCAAGGTCACGGGTGTCCACGTCTACAATGACAACGTGTACGGGTTCAGAAACAATGCAGCTGGCACCGCAGCCGATATGTGGAAAGCCACATCCTCAGGCTGGGAACAGATTGACCTTGGCTACAAAATACGATTTACAGCAGGAACCACTGCCCCGCTGGTTGGTGACACCATTACTGGCGCAACCAGTTCAGCGTCATTTGAGGTGAAGCGAGTGGTGGTTACGGTTGGCCTATGGGCCGGTGATGACGCTGAGGGTTATTTCATTACCGATGCAGTCACGGCTGGCCCATTAACAGCGGCAGAAGACCTGCAACTGGTTGGCAACACTATCGCCACTTATGATTCCACTGAGGCCCAGACGCTACCGATTGATGGCAAGTACCGATTCAGAAACTATAACTACGGTGGTAACACCTCATCCTTTGCAATGTATGGCTGTAACGGAGTGGGTAACGCCTTTGAGTTTGACGGCACAACCTTTACCCTGATTGAGACAGGGATGTCACCTGACACCCCCAACCATGTTGGGGTTCATCGGGGCCAGCTGTTGCTGTCATACACAGGAGGTTCCCTCCAACACTCCGCGAAAAATAATCCCCTGAGCTGGCAACCAATTAACGGAGCCAACGAGCTGTTGGCTGGCGACGAGGTGCAGGGCTTTATTGAAGAGGTGGGTGATGTCTCGTTCGTCTACACGAGAAACAAGACATACAGGCTTGAGGGCTTTGTTCAGGAGAACATACAACTCAAGCTGCACAACTCAGAGACTGGGGCCATAGCAAACTCAATCCAGAGGATAGGTAAGTCTGTTTATCTGGATGACAGGGGCTTCTCCACCCTGCCAACAACAGATACTTTTGGTGACTTTGCGTCCAGCGCAATCAGCATGAAGGTAGACCCTTTAGTGCAGAGCTTTCTCAAGAACTCCACCATTCAGGACTCCGTGGTACACAGGGGCAAGAGCGTATACAGGTGCTTTTTCTCCAACCATGAAGCTATTGTGATAGGTTTCTCAGGTAACAAGGTCAACGGCATAACGACTATTGATTATGACCTGAATGTAACTGCCACAA